TTCTGCTTGAATAACTACTGGATTACCATTAGCGTCTTCTCTTACCTCTACTGGAATTGTTGGGGGAAGATCACGATATTCAAGTCCCGCTGCTTCTATGTTGGAAGCAGTTACAGGTGCTCCTTCTGCTGAAGTTACCAATACATCTGCAACTAAATCTTTTTCTACTAAAGTAAATTTACCGTCTTCAGATAAGGCTTCAGATAAATTAACAACTTCTGCAGTTGTTATTTCTCCATCTGCAGAAAGCATTTCTGTAATAAATTCTGCTTCTGCTTCTGTTAATCCGCCTTCTGATAAAGATTCAGATACTTCAGCAGCAATCTCTTCAGACACTTCTCCACCTTCAGCAATTGCTTCTAATACTTCAGAAATTTCAGATGCACCTAAACTACTATCGTTAATTAAATCAGTAACAACTTCTTGAATATCTTCTACAGAAAGGTTTGCACCACTTTCTGATATTTCTTCAATAGATACTTCGCTTTCTTCAAATACAGCCTCTACTTCTTCTGCAGGAGTATTAACAGGTTCTGTATCAACTGGTTCTGTATCTACAGGGGTTGTGTCTACAGGATCCGTATCCACAGGATCTGTATCTACTGGCTCTGTGTCTACGGGAGTTGTATCAACTGGCTCTGTGTCTACGGGAGTTGTATCAACTGGCTCTGTGTCTACGGGGGTAGTGTCAACAGGGGTTGTATCTATTGGAGCTGTATCTATTGGGTAACTATTGCCACCAGTAGTTAAATTGGATCCTTGTGGTGCGGGTACAGAAATAACAGTCTCAGTATATTGACTTACAGGTCCAGACCAGTTAGCAACTCTAACTGTATAAGTAGCGCCTTCTGTCAAACCAGTTAATTGAATAGACTCTGGTGCACCATCTGTATTATATGTTCCACCTTCGTATGGATTTTCTGCATCTGGATCGTCTGTTACTACTTGATAAAACCAAGTGTTTGCTGTGTATCCTTCAGGTAAAGACGGTGTAATAGTTGCAGTAGTTCCTGCAACAATTGGAGTTAAAATTATTGGGGCAGGGGTTGGAATGTTGTTATTAATTGCAGTAACTAGTTGACTTGATTTAGTGTTTAATGTTGATTGTAAAGATGTCTTTGTTGATACCGCTGAGTTTACGGTGTTAGTTAAAGATGTTGTGTTAATTGCATTTATATTAGAAGTATTTGTTGTATTTTGTGCAACAACTGGGGTAAGGCTTGAGTTTAATTGTGCAATAGTTGCATTTGCTGAGTCAACCGCTGCCTGAACTGTTTCTGTATTTGGGTCTACATACGGAGTAAATGCTGCACCTTGACTTATTTGTCCAGCAAAACCTGCTCCAACATTAGTATCTGTAATTGGAATGAGTGCACCGTTAGTTGTTTCTCTAACATTAAATCTCGCTTGATCTGGTATTGGTCCATTAGCAGTTACATTTGCCATCCATGCACCATCATTTGGATTTACATCAGCATTAAATCTTACCTGAACCATTTGAGTAGAAGCATCTTGTTGTGGAAATGGTCTTAAATCCCAAGCAATATCTAAACTTGTTCCAGTAGTTGAATATGTAATTCCAGTTCCTGTACTCCAAGTAGTCCAGTCCCATCCAGCAATAGATACTGAAGGTGCTCCTGGAGTTGTATGATAAACCCATCCTTCATTTGTTCCAAATGTTATTGTTGCATTTGATCCAACGAATACATTGTTGTAAACAGTTCCACCCATTTGCATTCCGAACGGAAGATTCATTTGAACACCAGCATCATCTACTCCAGCCAAAACATTTGTGCTAGTTCCAATAGTGGCTTGTAAATTATTGACTGCTGTTTGAGCAGCATCAATAGCAAGGTTTGCCTGTGTTAATTCTGTTTGTGCAGTTGCTTGTGCTGTAACTGCTTCTGTTTTTGCAACTACGGCTTCAGATATTTGTACCTGTGCAGTTGATGTGTCAATATTATTTATAGAAGTTTGTGCTGTTGTAATTGTATTTTTTGCATCTGCAATTATCTGCGAACTTTGATCTATTGGTGTGACGGCTAAATTTATGTTATTAACTGTAGCAGTGGCGGTGTCTACTAAAGCTACATTTGATTGCGCTACTGTTACTGCGGCTGTTACTATGTTTACCGATTCTTGAGCTTCTACTCTTTCAGCAACCGCTGTTACTATTGTGGCAGTGGCAGTGTCCGTCGCTGCAATAGCCTGTTGAACTTCTGTGGTGGCTGTTGCAAGGGCTGAATTAACTGCTTGTTGTGCAGGACTTACAACAACTTGTTCTTGCCCGCCATTATCTGTAGCCCATGCATAACTTGGTCCAATAAAAAATAGCCAACCTGTTACAAAAAGGCTAGCTAAAAATAGTTTTAACTTTCTATGCAATTGGATCTCCAAGTAACAAAATTTTTGTTACATAGAGATTATATCATGTTTGTTTATTTAAATAATCTTAGTTACTTAGGATTATCTGTTTTGTAAAAACCATTTCCTTTGAATTGTATTCCAACTGTTCCATATGATCTTGCCATTCCGTATCCGCAAGAAGGGCAGGGTGGCACAACTTCTGTTTCATCAAACTTACGAGTAACTTCTAATGATTTGTCACATGTTACACATGAGTATTCATATATTGGCATTTACTTCTTCTTTGCTCTTTGTTTTGCTAAAGCATCAAAATCTTTTACTTTAGTCTCCCCCATGTATCCCCAAGCATATCCTTCGTTAATCATTTTTTGATTTATTGAAACTTCTGATCCATCTAAAAATACCCATCCAAGAATGCGTCCGTATTTTTCTGACGAATCCATTTTTTCTGTTTTAATTACAACAGTTTTAGACGCATCAATTGCTTTTTTTAAATATTCTTTAGATTCAAGACCTAACGTTTTTTCTACTTTGTCTGTAGTACGACTTTCAGGAGTGTCAATTCCTGCTAACCTTACTCTTGAGCTAAATGAAATATCAAAGCCAAGATCAATGTCTACATCGATAGTATCTCCGTCAACAACTTTACTTACTTTTTTTACATAATATTCAAACATTACTTTATCTCCTTTATTGTTTTTACTAAATCATGTATTCTATATTTTTGTGAATCTCCAAATCCTGCAGATACCATTATATCTCTTATTCCAATATCATGTAGTTTTAGTATTTTGCCTATAACTTTATCCTTAGTTCCAGAATATTCGGGGTCTAGACCTTGAATTGTTTTATTTTTAATAATTTCATCTATTTCTTTTTGAGTATCTCTAATGCATACATTAATTTTAACTACCGTTTTGTTTATATTTTTACTTGATAGTCCTTTATTTATATATTGAGATAGCTCAGTTATTAAAATATCTGAGTGTTGCTCGGCTGAATTTAATATCTGGTCAGAAGATCCGCTAACCGCTATTTCTGGTTTTTCACCTGGCAAGTTTTTAAATATTTCTAAAAAAATATTTAAATGATTTCTTCTTGATTCTAAATCCATAAAACTATTAATTCTATCTACAGTTGGGATTGGCACATCTTCATCTTGAAGTAAATCTCCAGCTACAAAATTTATAATTAATCTATTTGGCTGTATTTCATAAAATCCATCACACTGCATTTTTAAATACTCTGGACTTATTGCGTGTGGCCTTATTGCAATCATATATTTAAGCTTATGAGTTTTATTAATAACATGTGGAATTTTAATAAAAGAATCTGGTGTTTTTGAGTTATATGTTAATAAAACAGAATAGTATCCCACTGATTCTAGTTCATTAGACAATTCAATTAAATTTTTTATAGAATAGTTTTCTCTAGCAAGCCAATGAAAGTTAAACATAGTTCCTTAATGTTAGAGAGCAGTTTATACACATGCTCAGGTGTATCCTTCGGGTAGCAACCCGAATAGCCTGCGACTCCCCAGTGACGGGGTGCAGATTTCTATTATACTATTTTTTCTTTTTAGGTTTTAGAAAACCTTGCTTTTCGGCTTGCTCAAGCAATTCATCTTGTTCAAGACCAGAAATTTCTGATAGTTCGTCACCATCAGTAATTTCAAATATTTTTGGCTTTGCTTCTTCTGGGACCCTCTTTGTTAGCCATACAATAAGAAGACCATTAAGCATTGTGGCGTTATCTACTTCAACATATTCTGCAAGAGAAAATGTTCTTGTAAAATTACGTCCTCCAATACCTTTATGAATATATCCAATAGTATTATCGGATTTGCTTTCTCCCGTAATAGTTAAAACATTTTTTTCTTGTTTTACAACAATGTCTTCTCTATTGAATCCAGCAAGTGCTATTTCAATCACATAAGAATCTTCGCCAACTTGCTTTAAGTTGTACGGTGGATAATTAGTTGATGTATTCATTAATTTTTCGAGATCTTTGAAGTGGCGATCCCAACCAATAAAAAATGGATCTTTAAAAAGATCCAGTGCGAAATGTGTTACCATTTTATTCCTCCTTCAAGCGAATAAGTTAAATTAGGTCCCGTTTGGCGACCTATATATATTGTACCATATTATTCAAGTGGCATAATCCCTTTGTCTTCAATGATTCTTTGAGCTTCTTCCGTTAAGCTAATTGTTGCTTGTAAATTTTCATCGTACTCTACAGATATCAAATCCTTGCTGTACAATTCTAGTAATGTATCATCTACGTAATCGGTATGTGCTTTCCATAACTCTGGTGCCATATCTTTTGCCGTATCTGTAACTTTAAAAACTATTTCTCCAGATTCATCTATACCAGACAATTCTATTGCGCCAATTTCCATATAGTAATTAAATAGATCATTATCTTCAGAATCTTCCACAGCATCTCCTTGTGCAACAGGTAGGACTTGAACCTACGATTACCGAATTATGAGTTCGGGGCTTTAACCAACTAAGCTACTGTTGCTCATAATTAATATATTATATATATTATATCTGAGTAGGTCAATAGCTTAAAATTTATTATGCTTATAAAAATCTTTTGTATGAATAAATCCAGGCAAAACATATCTCATTGGGCCAGCCTCTGGTGCTTTTACTCCATGCCTAAATTCTTCTGTTCCAGGAAATATTAAAAGTGAACCAGGTTTTGGCTTTATTTGAAATTCTTTGTGCACAAAATAAAATTCTCCACCATTATAGTTATCATTTAAATAAATAATAGATGCATATTGTATTGATGGATCTGTGTGTACATCTGTATGTTCTTTTAATGGAACCCCATCATATTGTCTTTGAATACTTCCAAATCCTGGGATATCTAGCTCTGGAAGATCTTTTAAAACATCTTTAAGTCTTTGAGTAATTACATGTCTTTCATCTAAAGAGTTTGTACTTATTATTTTATCTGCCCAATTATCTGTTACTTCAAATTTGCCCTCTTTAACTAAATTATCTACATCATCTCTACCAAATTTTGTTAAACAAAATCTTTTTAAATTTGCTAAATACTCTACTCTCCACCCATCATCATCAGTAGATTCAGCAACTTTAAGCAAAGTTTCTATTTCTTCTTTTTTTAAAAAATCATCTACTAATATTACTTCATCTATTACATATCTAGCACTATATCCATTTTCAATAAATTTAGATAGCATTTTTACCCCCAGAAATATTTGCTTCTACAATTTGCTGGACATACTCAGAAAAATGCTTTCTAACATTTCCAGGTGGTCTTGATCCAATTGCATTCCATATTCTTGTATATTCTATTATATTTGAAAATGTTGTTGGACAAATCATAAGACCATTATACTCTTTTAAAACTGTTGGTAAAGGAACATGTTTTCCACAACATTTACACTCTTTAGCTTTTTCTTGATATATACTCATATTACCATCATCCTATCCATTGCGTCTTTAAGTTCATTTGGCATTTTTGGTGCCCTTATCATATTTACTGAAGATACGTCTGGGTTATCCTTACTAAAATCATTATCATAAGACATTGATTCGTATGTGTGTATGTTAATTTCTTCATTTGAATCAAATCTAGTTCCACGTATTGCATTAAATATTGATCCACAAACAGCATCTGCCAAGTCTTTTGATCCTTTTCTTGGGTGGTCTACCTTATCTCTCATAATTTTTAATTGCAATAATTCATCTATAAGTAAAGGAATGTGTGGACCTTTTAGTCTTTCTTCTAAAACTATCATCGCCATATCGTCGTAGTGTTTTTTAGCGACAGATAGAATTTCTGTATTGATGCCGTATTGTTTTAGTTGTTGCATCATATCGTGAGAATTCCATCTGT